TGCCGCCCGGCTTCATGAAATCGCTGCTCACCGACGTGTTCTGGCCGGCCTGGGAGTGGGGGCCGATGGAGTTGCCCCACATCCGCTATGTCGCCTTCAGCTATTCGTCGTCGCTGACCGAGCGCGACAATCTCAAGTTCAAGGATCTGATCACTTCGGCCGACTATCAGGCCATGTACGGCGCCAACGCGCCGGAGCTGCGCGACCAGCAGGTCAAGGTCCGCAAGACCGGCGAGAAGAAGGTCTCGAACTGGAAGCACGGCTGGAAGCTGGCGACCTCGGTCGGCGGCGTCGGCACCGGCGAGCGCGGCGACCGCGTCATCCTCGACGACCCCCACAACGTCAAGGAAAGCGAATCCGAGGTCACCCGCAAGGAGACGGTGCGCTGGTTCCGGGAATCGATGTCGTCGCGCCTCAACGACATGGAGACCGGCGCCAAGATCGTGATCATGCAGCGCGTGCATGAGGACGACGTCTCCGGCACCATCATCACGGAGCTGGGCGATTGGTGCCATCTGCTGATCCCGATGGAGTATGTCTGGGGCTTCGTCGCCGACGAGCGCGGGCCGTGCGTGCCGCCGATGACCGCGATCGGCTGGACCGACCCGCGCTGGCGCGAGACGCCGGAGGAGTGCGACGGCGAGCTGGCGTGGCCGGAGCGCTTCCCCGAGCGCATCATCCCGTCAATGAAAAAGGACGCCGGGCCCTATGCCTGGGCCGGGCAGTACCAGCAGACCCCGAAGGTGCGCGGCGCCGCCATCTTCGAGCAGGAATGGTGGCAGCCCTGGGAGCCGGCCGACGGCAAGTTCCCGCCGATGTCGTTCGTGCTGGTGTCGGTCGATTCGGCCTTCACCGAGAAGGAGCAGAACGACCCGAGCGCGGCGGTGGTGCTCGGCGTGTTCGAGAACGAGGACGGCTTCAATCGCGTCATGCTGATGCATGCGTGGCGGCGGCGCCTGCGGTTCTCCTCGCCGAAGATCATCCCGGAGCCGGGCGAGAAGCAGCTGCATTTCCGCCAGCGCCAGCAGAAGGCCTGGGGCCTTACCGACTGGGTCGCCGACACCTGCATCCGCTTCAAGGCCGACCGTCTGCTGATCGAAGGCAAGGCCAGCGGCATCTCGGCGGCGCAGTCGCTGCAGGACAGCCACCCGCGGGCCGGCTGGAGCATCCAGATCGTCGACCCCAAGGGCCTCGACAAGGTGGCGCGCGCGCTCGCGGTGCAGCCGTCGTTCTCGCAAGGCATGGTCTACGTGCCCTATCCCTTGCGCGAGTGGGGCGAGAAGACGATCGAGGAAATGGCGGTGTTCCCGAAGGGCCGCTACAAGGATCTCACCGACGCCATGACGCAAGGGATCAAGTTCTTGCGCGACAACGGCATGCTGCGCTCCGACGACGAGGTCCGGATCGAGCAGCGCGAGGCGCTGTTGCCGAAAAAGAAGCAGAAACCCCTCTACCCAACAGCGAGGTCGTAATGAGGTTTGAAGAACGTTTTTGGTTGAAGGTGCAAAAGGGAAGGAAAGACGAATGCTGGCCGTGGACAGCGTATCGCGACAGAGAGGGCTACGGGCAAATTAGAAATGAGCAGCAGCAGGTTGAGTCCGCTCATCGTGTCTCATGGCGCCTGCACCACGGTGCCACTGATTTGCGGGTCCTGCATAGTTGCGACAACCCCGGATGCGTGAACCCGGGGCACCTATTCCTGGGGACGCAAGGGGATAATATGGCCGATAAGGTTGCCAAGGGCAGACAGCGCGGTGGCTCGGCTAATAAGTTGACGGAGAGGCAGGTCTTAGAGGTCCACGCCATGCGCGCAAACCGGCGTGTGGATATTGCTAGTCGTTTTGGAGTTACGCCGCAGGCGATTTACGACATTCTTAGCGGGAGATCGTGGCCCCACCTTTACGTAGCCGCGCGGTCGTGATAAACGTCAGGCTTACCCCCGTGGTGGGGGCACCTGTACCGGGGGACTGACGTGAAACTTCGCCTGATTGCCTCGATGCTCGTTTTTGCCGCTCTCGTGCCCGCTGGTGCGTTCGCTGAAGACGCCGCTCCAATCCCGACCCCTGCCGAGCGGCCCGCATCAGCGCCTTCCGCAGCGGCTCCTGCGGCCCCGCAGAAGTTCTATCTGGAGCTGGAGCAGGCCGACCTCGCCACGCTGTCGCAGGCTCTCAATGAGCTGCCCTATCGGATCGCGGCGCCGCTGTTACTGAAACTGCAGGGCCAGCTGCAGGCTCAGCAGCAGCTGAAGGAGGCCGCGGACAAGTCGATCAGCGATCCGGTCGAGAAGGCGAAGAAGAGGAAATGAGCGACAAGTTCGGCTATCAAGACAAGGTGGCTGCTTGGCCACGACAATGGGCCGATCTCTTCGACAGCAAGGTTTATGCTGACGCCGCGCTCTACGGCACCGGCTACTCAATCGGTGGCCAGTACGTCCCCATCCACAAGGTGATCGACATGACCAAGGAACTACCCGTCTACATCTCGCACAAGAAGGTCCGCGCGCTGGAGATCCGCTCGATCGGCCACTACTCCCAGAAGCCGGACCCCGGCGCGGAGTTGATGCGTGAGATCGTGTTCGCTGACCCCGCCTACGGGTCGATGGATGTCCCGGCCGAGCTGTTTTCGCGCTACACCCCGATGCCCGGCGACTATTACGTGGTCTACGAGGATGGGTATGCCAGCTTCTCACCGAGGAAGGCGTTCCTGGAGGGCTACAGCCTCGCCAGTGAGGGCAATGTACTCATGGAGCGGCTCAATGATCTCGCTACCGCGGCCGGCGACACGACCCACGGGAGTACCCCGGAATGGCTTCTCGCCCACGACTGGATCGCTGGAATTAGGCGCGTTGCCCGCGAGGCCTACGTCACCATCAACAGCCTGAAACACCAACTGGAGACCATCCAACGTGAAAAAGCCGACCCTGATCAACCCGAATAACGGCGAGGCCGTCTCGACCCTGTCGCCAGCGCAGCAGGAGTGCATCCAGCTGCTGACCGATGTCTTGGAGAGCGCCAAGAAGGGCGAGGTGACGTCCTGCATCGTGGTCGCCTGCGGCCTCAACGATTTCGGCACCGCCATGGCCGGCTCGGATGCGCCTCGGCTCAATCTCGGCCTCGACGTCGCCAAGCAGTCGATCATGCAGCGCGTCACCGGCAACGGGCCGCGCACGGTGCTGCACCGCTGATGCGTGTCGTCAACCGAGCCGACTTCCTGAAGTTGCCGGCAGGAACGATCTACTGCAAGGGTACGCCGTGGGCCTTCTACGGGATCCAAATCAAGGGCGATTCCCTGCCGAACGACTGGATCTTCCTCGACCCGGCGTGGCCGCAGGCCTTCGACAGCGGCGCTGCGAACGACCTGCTGGAGCAGTCCTTGGCCGATGGATCATCCTTCATCGTCCAGGAGGATTATGGCCGCGACGGCTGCTTTGACGACAGCGAGGTGATGCTGATCTTTGAGCAGGCGGATTTACTGGCGCTGCGAGCCAACATTGACGCGGCGCTAAAGGTCGCCGACCGGTAACAACCCAGAGAGAGAGCGAAGATGGGGCCGGGTTCGATCGCCATGCCACCCCGATCGGGGACAACAGGGGTCGACCCGGCCGCCGCTCTTTGATGTGAGGAGCGAGGAACCCATGAAAGTAGGATCTATCGTATTCGGCCCGAGCAATCTTGTCCCGAACCGCAATTCGGCCAGCGGCTACTCGGTCGGAGCTCAAGTCAGCAATGCCACTCCATGCAACTGCATCGGCCCTCAGCCCGGAGAGACCAAATGCCCGTGCGCACTGGCCGGTGAAGCTGCGATGGGGCGGAAGATGATTGACGAGGGCGTGACGATCAACGGCAAGCGCTACCGGCTGGTGCCGGAATAGTGGTGCGACGAGGTCACCGCTGACCCCCTAACCCTGGAGAGACCAATGACCGAGCAACGCAAGTTTGCCTATTGCAAAAATGGCCACCGTTCCACCGTGCCAGAAGATGCATTTTCGACTGAAACAGCATCAACCCACGCTTGTCCGATTTGTGGACGCGGAGTCATCGTTGACGATCCCGGCGATCGCCCGCGCGGCGATTATACCGTGTCTGTCGGCCTCGATCCTTTGCCGTAGATGAGGAGAGTGAGCATGCACTGGGGTAAGAGCCGAGAGAACGGAATCTGGTTCGCCAAGGTGTCGGACTGGCGCCTGATGTTTTTCAATCATGACGCTCTTTACATCGCCGCCGGCCGACTGCGCCTGCGCCTGATGAAGCAGGTACGGTAGTGAGACGAGATGCATGACTAAGTTTTACGTCTATTCGTATGACCGCCCAGGACTCATCATTTGGGCAAACAGCCAGCGCGAAGCTCGACACCTCTATGTAACCAGGAGCGGCAGCGCCAGAGCTGTCTACGTCATGGCAATCGAGGCATAACCACTGTGGCGGGGCAATAAATGATCCCATGGCGCTTCGTGCTCTGGTTGCAGAATCGTCCCTACCGATGGATCATCATCCTGTTCCTGTTTCGGCGAGCCGAAATCATTCGGCGACGCTGTGACGCGATCAGGGGTGGGGGATGAAGCGGAATTTCGGACTGCGCAGTCGGATCGAGCCGGCCGAGATGGGAGCCGGCGCCGTCTGGGTGATTTTCGTCGCGACAATTATCGTGGTATGGCTGGCCTTCATTCACCCATGAGGGGGGCCGAAGGTGGCAGGACAGGCGCTGGCGAACGACAACATCGAGGTCATCATCGAGGGGGATGACGACAGCGGCGTCCACACCCTTCCCGACGGCAACATCGCGATCGATTCCGATGACGGCGGCGTCGTCGTCCAGCTGAACCCGCAGCGCAAGGCCGCAGACGAGGACGCGGACGACCCCGCCAAGTTCTATCAGAACCTCGTCGAGAAGATCGACGAAGGCACCCTCACCGTCCTCGCCAATGAGTTGCACGAGGCGATCTCGGCTGACGATGCCTCGCGGGCGGAATGGCTGGCCAACCGCGCCGCGGCGATGGACCTGCTCGGCCTCAAGATGGAGGATCCAAAGAACAGCGAGGGCGCCTCGGCGGTCGACGGCCAGTCGGTGGTAACCAACCCGCTATTGCTCGACGGCGTGCTGCGCGGCTGGGCCAACGCCCAGGCCGAGCTATTGCCGGCCGAGGGGCCGTGCAAGATTGCCGACTTCTCGCCGCTGCCGGAGGGCCAGAAGGACATCCTCGGCGAGGCGCTGCAGCGCGACATGAACTACTATCTGACCACGGTGGCGACCGAGTTTGGTCCTGAGACCAGCCACATGCTGCTGTGGGGTTGCTATTTCGGCGGAAGCGGCTTCAAGAAGGTCTACACCCACCCGCTGAAGAAGCGGCCCTACTCCGAATCGGTGCCGCCGGAGCGCCTGATCGTCTCCGACGCCTCCAAGGATTTCGAGCAGTGCGAGCGCATCACCCACGAGATCCCGATGCGGCAGTCGGTGATGAAGCGCTATCAGGCCAAGGGCATCTATCGGAAGATCGATCTGGCGCCGCCGACGCCGCAGCCGAATCAGGTCGACGAGAACGTGGCGCAGCAGCAGGGCATCGCGGTGCAAAAGCAGCGCCCCGAGGACATGCCGTACACGCTCTGGGAGTGCCAGTGCGAGCTGGAGCTGGAGGAGTTCTTCCCGAAGGAGATGCGCGGGCTCGGGCTGCGACTGCCGTTCCTGGTGACGATGGACAAGGATTCGATGGTGATCCTGTCGATCCGGCGCGACTGGAAGCCCGAGGACGAGGATTGCAACCGCAAGAAGATGTACGTGAAATATCCGTACGTCCCGGGCCCCGGCTTCTACGGCACCGGCCTTGCCAACATCCTCGGCAATTCCACCGCGGCGATGACCGCGGCGTGGCGCATCGCGCTCGACAACGGCATGTTCGCCAACTTCCCGGCCGGGCTGATCGACAAGCTGGCGGGGCGGCAGAACACCAGCAATTTGCGCGCCGCGCCGGGTGAGCTGATCGGTATCGAGACCGGCGGCCGGCCGATCAAGGACGTGGTCGCGGACCTGCCGTTCAACGACGTCACGCAAGGCCTGATGACGCTGATCGACAAGATCACCGAGCAGTCCAAGCAGGTCGGCGGCGCGCCGGACGTGCCGATCGGCGAGGGCGTGCAGAACATCCCGGTCGGCACCATGCTCGCCCACATCGAACAGGCCACCAAGGTGATGGGCGCCGCCCACAAGGGCCAGCACCGCGCCATGGACGAGGAATTGTCCATGATCGCGGATCTGTTCCGCGAGAACCCGGAGGCGTTCTGGCGCAGCAACAAGAACGCCAAGGGCTACTGGAGCCAGCAGCTGCTGTTCCAGGCGCTGGACGAGCGCACCTTGGTGCCGAAGTCGGATCCGAACGTGCCGAGCCACATTCACCGCGTCATGAAGGCGGTGGCGCTGGTCGAGCTGAAGGCCTCGCCGCTCGGCACCCGGCTCGACGACGACGAGGTGCTGCGCCGCGTGCTGGCCGCGATGCGCGAGGATCCGACCGGGCTGATCCTGCCGAAGACGCCGCAGGGCCCGAGCGCCGAGGACAAGATGGCCGACGCCAAGAACAAGGAGGCCGAGGCCAAGATCCTGACCGCGCAGGTCAAGGCCGAGGAGGTCAAGCAGAAGCCGGCGCTGACGCAGATGGAGACCGCCGGCTCGGTCAAGGGCAAGACCATCGACCTTGCCAAGACCCTGATCACCCACCAGGGCGACCGCGAGGACGCCGCCCACCAGCGGCAGGTCGACGTCGCCAAGCTGGCGATGGACGCCAAGAGCCACGCGCTGGAGACCACCAAGGCCACCGCCGACATCATGAAGACCCAGCAGGAGGCGACCCAGGGCGAGCGCGAGCACGGCCTCGCCACCGCGCAGACCATGCACCAGATGGGCCTGGAGCGCCGCCAGCACGATCTCGCCGAGCGGCAGGCCCAACACCAGATGGCCAAGGACGGCGCCTCCCACGGGCTCGCCGCCGCGCAGCTCGGCCATCAGGTCGGCATGGACCACAAGGACCGCGAACTGGCCGAGCGCGAGCTGGGCGTCAAGGCGGCCACCGAGGCCGAGAAGGTCGGCGTGCAGAAGCAGCAGGCCGATGTCGCGGCGCATGTCGCACTGCATGCGCCGAAGCCGGCCGGCGGTGCGCCGAAACCGAAGGGCAAAAAGAAATGATGGCGGCGGCCTGCATCTTCGCGGTGTTGATCGTGGGCGCGCCGATCGGCGTGATCGTTCTGCTCATACTGCCGCGCCAGGAGAAGCTGAGATGGCCATGCCGATAACCCCCACGCAGCAGGCGATGTGTCGCGAGGCAATTGCGAAGTGGTTGGCGATGGCGCCTGGAGATCGTGACGCCGTTCTCAAGGCTCAATGGGAGCGCGAGGCAAAATTCCGTGACGCTATAGCGTTTCCATGGCATAAGGCGGCACCGCACGACCCATAGCCCGCGCCGGGCGCATTTGAAGGAGCCCACGGTGGCCCATCCCTACAAACAGTTCCGGCAGAACAAGGTGCAGAACGCCCGCGTCGGCGCGCTGACGAAATCCTACGACAACGAAGCGATCGAGGGCGCCTATGCGCCGAACCGCGCCGATCGTCCGATGCGCGCCTCCGGCGGCAAGGTCGGCAAGAAGGCGACCACCGTCGTCAACGTCATCACCGGCGGCCAGCAACAGCCGCCCGCGCCGCCGCCGATGCCGATGCCGCCACCCGGCGCGGCGATGCCTCCGCCGCCCCCTCCAGGCCCGCCTCCTGGCGCTGCTCTGCCCCCGGGTGCCGGACCGATGCCCGGTCCCGGTCCCGGCATGCCGCCCGGCCCCCCGATGCGCGCCCGAGGCGGCGGCGTGAAATCGAAGGGCATGGACGTCGGCACCAAGGTGCAGCACGACAGCGCCAAGGCGGTCGACAAGGCCAACATGAACCGCAAGCGCGTCATCACCTTCGCCACGGGCGGCGGCGTGGTGTCGTTCCGCGCCAGCGGCGGCGGCGTCAAGGGCGTCGTCATGAAGGGCGGCACGCCCGGCAGCGCCGACCAAGGCAGCAAGCTGCCCGGCGGCGCCGGCGGCGGCAAAGGGCGCCTCGCCAAGGCGCACAAGCGCTGATGGCGATGATCGAAAAAGAACCTGTGCGCGAGTTTCGCGGCGATCCCCGCCGGCTCGCGCACAGCGTGCTGCACGAGCTGCAGGCCGCGCGCGAGACCGCAGTGAACGAATTGGCGACGATCACCTGCGCGACCTTTGAGGAGTACAAGGCGCGCCGCGGCAAGATCGAGGGCCTCGACATCGCGATCAGCGTATGCAAGGAAGTGCAACGTAAACTTGAGGCTTAGTCCTCACGAACCGCCCGATGCCCGGGTGGTGCGACGCAGGGAACGCTACCCAGATGTTCACCGCCACGCAGGCGAGGCGCCCGTGATCAAGGTCCAGCGCGCGAAGATAGCAGCCATTGAAGACGCGCTCCACGAAGCCGTCATGACGTCAACGTCAATGGCTAACCTAGCGATCAAACATCCGAAAATTCCGCCTGCGGCTTTGACTGCAGCAGCGATGCTGGCGATCCAGTCCGTCACGATGGCGCTCTATGGCGCCGACGACATCGCCACCCCTTCCGACGTTCACCACCTCAACATCAGCAAGGACGCCTGAATGACCCGCACCAATGCCATGGTGAAGATGCGCGAGATCGCAGAATCATCGACCGACCCGAAGGCCGCGATCCTGAAAGCCCTCGGCAAGCACGACACCCAGGTGCTGCATTCCAAGGTGCTGGTGGCGACCTACGTGCGCCCGGCCAAGACCAAGAGCGGCATCTGGCTCGCCGACAAGACCATCGAAGAGGATCGCTACCAGGGCACGATCTTCCTGGTGGTGGGCATGGGCAAGGGCGCCTTCAAGGACGACAACATCGCGCAGTTCCACGGCGACGGCCTCAAGATCGGCGACTGGGTGATGGGCGTGGCCGGCGACGGCATCTCGATGTTCATCAACGGGGTGCCGTGCCGGCTGTTCGACGACACCCGGATCCTGATGAAGGTGAAAGATCCGGAGTTGTACTTCTGATGCGAAAGCGCGCCTCCAAGCGACGTTTGAAGGCGCGCCTCCTGCTCGGGCGCTGGATCGCCCGGGAAGACATCGAAAATTACCGGCTCGACAGAATGATCGCTCGCCGAGGTCTTAACATCGAGGCCCAAGGTTGGGCCGATTACTATCGGAGGGCCCCATGGCCGGTGAAGACGACGACGTGATTGTGAGTTTGCCCGGTGATACCTCGCAGGTGGTCAAGACCGATGACGTGGTGGTGAAGACCGGCGCCGCCGAGGTCTCGTTCAACGACGAGGACGGCGGCGACCCGGTCGCGGACCTGAAGAAGCAGTTCACGCAGATGACCGGCGCGCTCAGCACGGTGGTGGCGAGCCAGCAGCAGACCGAGCAGCAGCTGCGGGAGGCCAACCAGCGCCTGCAGCGCGCCGAATCGCAGGTCACCGTCAGCCAGCTGGAGACCATCGAGAACGGCATCGCGCAGATCGACGCCGACACCGAGGCGGCCGAAGCGGCCTATGCCCATGCGTTCGATGCCGGCGACGGCGCGGCGATGGCGCGCGCCAACCGGGCGATGCAGCAGGCGATCGTCAACCGCGCCAAGCTGGTCGAGGCCCACCAGGATCTGAAGGAGGCGGCCAAGCGCGGTCCGGCCCAGCAGCAGGGCCGGCAGCCGGTCCGCACCGCGCCGGCGGATCCGGTCGAGGCCGTGATCGCCAACGGCAATGTGTCGCCGAAATCGGCGGCGTGGCTGCGGGCGCACCCGCAGTGCATCACCGACCCGAAGCTGAACGCGCGCATGCTGGCGGCACACAATCTAGCGCTGGCCGACGACATCCCGGTCGACAGCGACGAATATTTCGAGCGCATCGAGCAGGGGATCAAGCCGGTGAAGCAGCAGCAACAGCAGGTCGAGAAGAAGCCCGCAGCCGATGGGCGCCGTCCCAGCTCGGCCGCGGCCGCCGGCGGCGCCACCGGGGGTGGCCTCAATGGCGGCACCGTCCAGGTCAAGCTCACCAAGGGCGAGGCGGCCTCGGCGACCGACGGCACCTTGGTCTGGAACTGGGATGATCCGGGCGGGAAGTTCAAGAAGGGTGAGCCGATCGGTCTTGCCGAGATGGCGCGTCGCAAGCACGAGGGCATGAAGGCCGGCCTCTACGACCGTAACAACGTCGAAGTGTAAGCCAACGCAGAAGGCGTGCATCATGAGCCTCGTCACCGAGATCCTCACCACCGACCAGATCCACGATCTGTGGGGCGCCGGCTACACCATCGTCAGGCGCCCCGCCGACCCGTTCGAGGTTGATCCGAAGATCATCCCGCACGGCATGTCCTATCAGTGGAACGACAGCCAGGAGAAGCCCGGCTGGTCGCCGGTGCTATTCGAGGATCACGACGGGGCGTTCGGACCCTTTGGCATGCGCGGTCCGGTCTACCGCGACAACCTGTTCCTGTGTAAGCGGCCAAAGGCCGAGGCCGAACACGATCTGGAGCGGGCGCGCACCAAGGCGCAGCAGAACGTCGCCGACTGGGCGTCCAAGAACGCCGCGCTCGGCCTCACCGGCTCCGTCACGGTCGGCACCCAGACCGCGGTCGGGAAGCTCGATTCGCTGAAGAAAGTGAAGGTCGGCGACCTCGTCGAGATCGATACCGACGAAGGCTTTGCCCAGGTCGGCTCCACCAAGACCATCGAGACCATTGTCGCGATCCCGCGCGATATGACGCCGCACATCCCGGAGATCTTCAAGGAACGCGATCGGCTGGAGGCCGAGGTGGTGCGCAAGGACCGCACCCTGGCGCCGGGCCCGATCGCTGATAAGTTCTATGCGGCCGTCGAGGCCGACAAGGGCGCACCCTGGTGGCCCACCCTTCGCGCTATCTTGCTGCCGATCGCGGTCGACAACGTGCGCGCCAACCTGAAGAAGGAAACGACCGATGAATGACGCGATGGACATCGACCAGCCGGCCGTGCGCGCGCCGAAGAAGAAGCTCACCAAGACCAAGCGCGCCACAGTGGCCGCTCCGCAGCCCAGGAGGGCCGCCCAGGCGACCGCAACGCCGACCCGGGCCAATCCCCGCCCCGTCCCGCCGCGCTCTGAGGCGGCTCGTGAGGCCGTCCGGGAGAACCCCCGCGAGGGCGCGATCGTCGCGCTCGGCCGTGACGGCGCCCGCCTGACCCGCCGTCGCATCGCTAGCGGAGACCCGCTCGACGTGCCGCGCAACGAGATCCCGAAGGGCTGGGACTACCAGTGGAACCCGGTCACGGTGCTCAACAAGGGCATCAACGAGATCCTGCAGGGCGACCTGCAGATGTACCAGAACGGCTGGCGCCCGGTGCCGGCGGCGCGCCATGCCGGACGCTGGACCCCGGTCGGGTTCGAGGGCGAGATCGTTGTCGGCGGCCTGCGCCTGGAGGAGCGGCCGTTGTCGCTGTCGCAGGAGGCCCGCGACGAGGACGAGGCGCACGCGCGCGCCCAGGTCCGCGACCGCACCGACGCGCTGAAGCTGACCCAGAAGCAACTGCCCGGCGCCAGCGTGGCGCGCAGCCGTGGCCATGGCGGCGGCCTCAAGATCGACTTCAACGACGACGGCCACGACATCCCGCGGCCCGAGCACGAGATCGATCCGGACAGCGGCGAGTTTTGACCCCTTACCGCGCACAAATGCTGATCTTCATTGCGGGGCACCATCGATCGGTGCCCCGTAATCGTATCCTCCTGAGATTGGGACACCAAAAATGGCCAAGGTATTCGTCTTCGTCCCGGCGTTCGGCCGGCAGATCACCACCACCACCTTCGAGACCAGCCACGCGCTGATGGGTGCGCTGATCTCGAAGGGCATTTCGGCGAACATCGCCTCGTTCTCCTGGCCCGACATCGAGGAGATCCGCAACATGGTGCTGTCGTTCTGGTACGATGCCATGCCGGACTCGACGCACCTGCTGTTTCTCGATGCCGACGTCGGCTTCCCGCCGCAGGCCGTGCTCGACATGCTGACCTTCAACGAGCCACTGGTCGGCGGCATCTATCCGAAGAAGTGCTATCCGCTGGAGTGGGTGGCGAGCGGCACCGCGGCGCCGGAATATCGCCAGGGCTTCATCGAGGTCGACGGCCTTGGCGCCGGCTGCCTGCTGATTCGCCGCGATGCGGTTGCGATGATGCTGGAGAAATTCCCCGAGCTGGTGCGGCCCTACATGACGATCCCGGACCTGCGCTTTGCCGGTGCCAGCCGCACCTTCGGGTTTTTCGATTGCCTGCGCGTGCCGGAGGGCAAGGTGAGCGAGGACATCTCGTTCTGCCGCAGATTCCGCGAGGCCGGCGGCAAGGTGTGGGCGACGACGCAGTACACCTTCACGCACGAAGGCCCGCATGCGTTCGTCGGCTGCTTTGCGCAGGAGCGCGCGATGAAGGCCGGTCTCGACATCGTCACCAAGGCTGGTGAAGCGGCCGAGTGAACGTCACAACATGTTGACAGTGTCGGAACTTTTGCTGTAGGGAAGATTCCGACGCTGAGAACATCAGCAGACGCTGATCCGCCTTAAGGCCTGATCAGTTCGGCAGACGCCCTGCCACGTTACCGAGCGCGAGCTGCGGTCGGACCAAACCCAGGCGAACATCCTAGCCATGCGTGCTGTGGAGATGCCTCCGTAACCCGGAGCGATTTCTCGTGGCCAACACCCAGGCAACCTTTGGCTTCCGCCACATCGGATACACCTCCGGCGGATCCCCCGACTATCAGCTGGCGACCGGCGTGATCCTGTCGACCAACACCACCAAGATTTATCGCGGTGACCCCGTCATCGTCGACCCCACCACCGGCAAGATCAAGCAGGCGGCCGCGGGCGCCACGCAGGCTCTCGCCGGCATCTTCGACGGCTGCATGTACACGCCGGTTGGCGGCACCCCGGTGTGGTCGCCGTACTGGCCCGGCGCCGGCGCCTCGGTGGACGCCACCGCCTACATCATCAACGCTCCGAACGCCCTGTTCATGGCGGCGGCGCTCAACACCTCGATCGTCACCGCCAACATCGGCGAGAACGTCGACTTCGCGATCGGCACCGGCAGCACTGTGACCGGCTTCTCCGGCGCCACCGTCGACCAGTCGACGCTCAACACCACCAACACGCTGCCGTTCCGCATCGTGGCCCCCGTCACCACCCAAGGCAATTTCGGCGTGGTCGGCAACGGCAGCGATCCGAGCACGGCGTATGGCTGGTGCGTCGTGACGTTCAACAACACCACCTTCAAGCAGCTGCAGGGTCTGGCCTAATCAGCCAGCCCTCCCGGTGAGGAGCTAAACATGCCTATCGCACTTGCCAGTATCCGGTCCGAGCTGCTGCCGGGACTGTTCGACGTCCGCGGCTCTTACGAGATGATCCCGCGCCAGTGGGACAAGGTCTTCAAGACCCACAAGTCGGCGATGGCCGTCGAGCGCTCGACCCAGATGGCGTTCGTGGCGCTGCCGTTCCTGAAGGATGAAGGCGCGGCGACGCAGTTCGACAACAACGCCGGCGAGCGCTTCACCTGGGCGTTCGTGCATATCGAGGTCGCGTTGGGCTACGCGATCACCCGCAAGGCGATCGACGACAACCTCTACAAGGCCCAGTTCAATCCGACCAACCTGAAGCTCCAGGAAGCGTTCGCGCAGTTCAAGGAGATCCAGGCCGCCAACGTCCTCAACCTGGGCAACGTCTACAACTCGGCCCAGATCGGCGACGGCAAGGCGCTGTTCGCGACCGACCACCCCTGGGATCAGGGGACCTGGGCCAACACCTCCTCGACGCCGAAGTCGCTGAACGAATCGAGCCTGCTCGCCGTCATGGCGAACGTGCGCTCGAACTTCGTCAACGAGCGCGGCCTGAAGATCCTGGCCCGCGCCCGCCGCCTGATCGTCCCGGTCAATCTGCAGCCGGTCGCGATCCGCCTGATGAAGTCGGAGTTGCGGCCCGGCACCGCCGACAACGACGTCAACGCCATCCTCACGACCTCCGGCGGCCTGCCGGAAGGCTTCCTGGTGATGGACTTCCTGACCTCGAACTATGCGTGGTTCGTCACCACGAACATCGAGGGCCTGATCCACATGCTGCGCATTCCCTACGAGAGCGACATGTGGGTCGACAACATCACCGACAACCTGCTGGTCAAGGCCTACGAGCGCTACTCGTTCGGCTACAACGACCCGCGCGCGGCCTGGGGCGAGTTCCCGTCCTCGTAAGGGGCGGGTTCTTCCTTCCACGCAACCCTTGAGGAACGAGCATGGCCGTACAGTCGCAGATCGTCGCCCCCTTGGTGGGCTCTGGTATCTCCGGGACCGGGTTCGCCGGCCCGGTGGTCTCGGGCAACCATATGGGCCAGAACGCCTCTGGCATCGGCCCGAACCTCGGCCTGTCGGTCTGCATGCAGCAGGTGACGCTGAACGCCAACGCAGCCAATGCCGTCAGCGCGACGGCCTATCTGCCGAAGCATTCGGTGCTGATCGACATCCTGGTCGACACGCTGACCGCCTGGAACAGCGCCACCTCCGACACGCTGTCGGTGGGCACCGCTGCCGCCGGCACTCAGTATGCCGGCTCGGTTGACGTCAAGACCGCCGCCGGCCGGATCCGCCCCACCTTCACCGCAGCGCAGCTGTCGGCGATGATGGACACCGGCTCCAACGAGGCGATCGTGGCCACGGTGACCCCGGTGGGGTCGGCAGCGGCCGGCCAGACCGTGGTGACCTACATCTACGTGCAGACCGTCAACTGGCAGAACCCGTAACGGGTTTGAGCCGCGCAGGAGAGAGCGATGCCCGACAAGGTTTCTGGCAACCCGAACGTCTTCAAGGAAGCCAAGCAGCGCAAGAAGGGCGGCAAGGTTTGTGCGCCCGAGGGCGGCATGGCCAAAGCCCGCATGGATCGCCCGCGCCGCGCCAGCGGTGGCGGCGTCGGCGCCGACAAGAACCCGTTCTCCTCGGCGCGCCGCGTCTCGAAGGGCTGACAAGACCGTGGCGCGGCTCACGTCAAAGGAGCGCAAGGATCTGCCGGCGAAGGATTTCGCCGGCCCAGACCGCTCCTATCCGATCCCCGACGCGAGCCACGCCCGCAACGCGCTTTCCCGGGTCAGCCAGTACGGCTATCCGGAATTGAAGGAAAAGGTTCGGGCTGCTGTCCACCGCAAGTTTCCCGGCATCGGGAAGGGCGACTGAGCGGTCCAATTAGGAGATCGCCGTGCCCAACGCCTACAGCGTCACCTTCACCACCACCGGCGCCAAGACCCCCGTCGTCACCGATTATCAGCAGTCGCCGTTCAATGCCTCGGTGGCCGCGATCATCGCCTCCGGCACCGCGACCTACGGCATCGAGTACACGCTGGATGACCCGGACGGCACTGCTGTGACGTGGTTCTCCGACGCCAATCTGCCGCCAGGACAGACCGCCACCGGCGTCTCCAACTACGCCTTCCCCGTGCGCGCGGTCCGCGTCAACATCACGGCCATCTCCGGCTCCCTGCGCTTCGTCTTCCTGCAGGGCACGCAGCAGCCATAGCGGGGCTCCATGAGCGGCGTTCTCCAGCTCAATGACGGCGTCCAGTTCGGCGACGGCACGCAGATCACCGGCGCCGGCGTGCAGCTGACGTCGACCTCCATGCTGAATGTCCAGGGGGTTACTCTCAGCGGGTCATCGCTTGGCCCCGTGGGCAGCACGCAGATCGTGGCGTTCGGAACGGCGAACCCGAATACCGTCAGCACGGCCTCGACAGACGCCGGCCGCTGCCGCATGACCCGCACCGTTCACAAAACCGGCGGGAAGCCTCTCGCTGAACTCCAACTCGCCCACTGCGCTTATTATGTTGACGTCCCCGGGTCGCCGACCGGCCCAACTGCCGGAACGGAAATCACGACCAGCAGCTACACGGTAGAGGCGTCGATCGAGATGCCCGGCGCTCCGATCCCCGGGCCGATCCGCGTGACTTATTCCGCGGCCAATGTCGGCACCTGCCCCGCCGCCGCGGCTCTTTACCTTAGCGATGCAGTGCCGGCATCTGCTTTCGGGCTAACTTACATCCCGGTGGATACGACTTTTTACGTCAAGAACCACATGGTCGTGGCACTGAATGCCACTTGGTCAATCAACAACGTCCTGACGTTGCTTTCAGCAAATGGCGAGGATGGTTATGTCTGTCCCAGCGCCTCTGCCTCGCAGGTCATGACCCCAGGAATCTTCTCGGCGCCATCTGGCGGCTTTACTTCGGCGGTTCGTCCGCCGCTGCTTGCCGTCCTCGGCAAGCCGTATGGCAGGATGCGCTCGCTGATCATCATGCAGACGAGCATCGCCGAATACCAGAACGATGTCCTCGGCAACGGCCCGACCTCGGGCGGCTTTGCGGCGCGGGCGGCATATTCGGTAAAGGGCCATGCGATGCCGTGGGCCAAGCTGGCGCGCGGCGGCTCCGGCTATCAGACGCTCGCCGCTGGCGGGACCAAGCGCGCTGCGCTCTACCCATACGCCGATACGTTCCTGATGGACGGCCCGACCAACGACGTATTTTACAGCCGCACAGCCGCTCAAATTGAGGCCGATTTGCAGACGATCTGGGCGCGCATTGTTGCGGCGCGGCCAGATGCAAAGATCGTGATGGCGAACACCCTGCCGCGCACCACGTCAACCGACAGCTGGGCGACGGAGGCCAACCAGACGCCGCGCGCCGGCTTCGAACTCAATGGCGTTGCCGACACGGTCAACGTGTGGCTCGCGACGCAGGTGGGATCAAGTATCGTGGCGTTGGCGGATGTCAGGGCGTCGTGCCGGGGCGTCGATCCGAACAAGTGGTTGCCGGGCAACACGAACGACGGCACGCATCCGACCGGTGCCCTTGCGGGGATGGCTGCGGTCGCCAACGCGGCTCTGGCCGCGCTGTAGGCGGAATGGGGGTCACCGGATCATGAACTTCCTGATTGAGAACGCCGCCATCGCGGCCATCCACCCCGGCGACACCATCACCATGCAAAGCTCAGTTGCGGCGGCTGATGCCGCCTCGGCTGGGACCTACCACATTCGTCAGGTCATCATCCGCGCAACTGACAACGTCGTAGTTCACGAGCAATATTCCTACGCGCAGCCGATTACCCAGACGCCCAAGCAATTCAGTACAAAGTGGGCCCACAATCTGGCTCTGGGTAACTATCGGTACGGCTGCTGGGTCTACGATGCAGCCTACTCCATAGTCTCCAAGGGAAGTGCCCAGACCTATAGTGACTTCGCTGTCACGCCGGCGCGGATCCCGCTCTACGGCACCCACACCCCGCTGGTGACGCTGCGGCCGGCCGCCGGCGGCGACCCGCTGTCCGGCGGCGGCTTCCTGCCCGACGACGGCAAGACCTATCAGCTGATCCTGGGCGACGAGTTCGACGGCACCGCGCTCGACCACGCCAAGTGGAAGACCCGCTACATCTACAACAACGGCCAGCTCGACTTCCTCAACGACGAGCTGGAGCGCTATGTCGACAACCACATCGTCTCGAACGGCACGCTGAAGTTCACGGCGACGCCGCGGCCCGGCACCGCCGGCCACGCACCGTCCGGCAGCATCACCTACCCGTTGTTCGATTCGTCGATGATCCGATCGGTCACGACGTTCAAGTACGGCTACATCGAAGCGCGCTGCAAGCTGCCCTATGAGCGCGGGGTGTGGCCGGCGATGTGGCTCAACCCCCAGGTCGGCTGGCCGCCCGAGATCGACATCTTCGAATATGTCGTGACCGGCGTCACCGAGCTGCCGAACATGATCCACCACAACGTCCACCGCTCGGCGATGCCGGACGGCAATGGCCGCTACCTCTATGCCGACATCAACGTCAACCAGACCTACGGATATTGGAAGGCGCCGGCCACGCTCGACCCGAACTATTTCGGCATCGACTGGCACGTCTATGGCTGCCTGTGGTCACCGGACGGGGTGGTGACGTTCTACATCGACGGCGAGCCGATCGCGGCGCGCCGCTGCGTCTGGAAGCACGACGACGGCTCGGACGGCGGCATGGCGCATTTCCTGCTCAATCTGGCGATCGGTGGCTCCTGGCCGACCAACAATTGGACGACGCCGGTGCCGTCATCGCCGCAGGTGATGGAAACCGACTACGTTCGCGTCTATCAAGACGCGAGCAATATCATCACCGGCACCGCGACGGTTTGAGAGGGCGCCCATGGCCAGTTCTGGCACCTATAACTTTTCGGTCTCGAACGGCGAGGTGGTGCTGGCCGCCTATGAGCGCATCAAGATCTTCGCGCCATCGATTCGAGTCGAGCACATGATGACGGCGCGGCGCGAGCTGAACTTCCTGCTCGCCGAGGCCGCCAACAAGCAGGTCAATCTGTGGAAGGTCGAGAAGGTCTCGGTGCCGCTGATCAACGGGCAGGCCGAGTATGCCGTCGACGCCAAGACCGTGATGATCTTGGATGCTTGGATCACCACCGGCGTGTCCTCGCCGAGCGACGCCAACGACATCTACATCGTGCCGGTCTCGCGCACCGAATACGCCTCGTTCGCCAACAAGCTGACGCCGGGGCGGCCGACCTGCTACTGGTTCGACCGCCTGATTGCGCCGACGATCACGATGTGGCCGGTGCCGAATCAGAGCAACACCTACACGCTCAATTACTATCGCTGCGTCCAGATGCAGGACGCCAACCTCGCCGGCGGTGAGACGCCGGACGTGCCGTATCTGTGGCTGGACTGGTTCGTCGCCGGCCTCTCGCACCGGCTGTCGCGGCCCTACGCCACCACCGAGATCGAGAAGCTGCGCAAGGCCGACGCGGTCGAGGCCTGGACGATCGCGGCGACGCAGAACGTCGAGAACGTGCCGGTGACGATCTCGCCGAACATTGGCTCTTACTATCGTCGCTAGGCGACCGATGCTATGAGGGGGAATGATCGAGAATTGGCGAGCGGTGGTCGGATACGAGGGACACTACGAAGTCTCTGATCAAGGACGTGTGCGCAGTCTCGACCGCCTCGTTGAGTTCAAAGATGGGCGCAGCCGGCTGTTCCGTGGCCTTCCTCAGAAAGAGATTGCTGGCTTCTTCGATATTGACCCGAGCCGTGTGTCGGACATCAAGAACGGTCATCGCTGGGGGCATCTGTGAGCCACCGTCCGCACCCAAAAATGGCCCGAACCAACCCGCGCTCGCCGCGGGGATGGGGGACGTGTCAGCGCTGCGGCTTTGTCGGCAATGTTCGGGATTTCGAAACCCAGCATGAATGGGCCGGGCTGCAGCTGATCTCACTCAACCTGCAGGTCTGCGACACCTGCCTCGACAGGCCGCAGCGCCAGCTGGGCTCGATCGTGCTGTCGCCGGACCCGGAGCCGGTCATGAACGCGCTGCCGGAATCCTACGCCATCGACGAATACTGGCCGCGGCTCGTGCAGGGTGGCCAGCCGCGCTATCTGCAGGGCGGGCGGCCGCGCTACCTGCAAGTCCTGAAATATTTCGACACCAATTGAGGGGGCATCTGTGAGCGTCAACCCAATCACGCCGGATGTCTTCCAGGGCGGCCAGATGACGGACCTGCCGGTGTTCTCCGGCACGCTCGACGGTACCGAGCTGATGGAGATCGTGGCGGCGCCGGCCGGCCAGACCAACGAGGCTGCCGGCGTCAATTACCAGATCACCACCAGTCAGCTCGCGGCGCTCCTTAGCGCGCTCAGCCTTCATGCGGTGATCATCCGCACTGGACAATATTCAACCATCGGCAATCCGTATGTGCCGGGACCGACAATCAGCCGCATCTATGTCGACAAGACGATTGCCGAGCCGACCTACATCTCGATGAACATGGCGAGTACTTATTTCGTCGAGCCTCTGGTAAAGGACATCGCCGGCACCGCAGACGCTTTGGGTAACGGCATCACGGTGACCTTCACCGGAGGCGAAGTAGCGGACACCTACGCCACCATTCCGATCACGACGCCCTTCGGGGGCTACTTCTTCCGGCCGATCGCCGCGATAAACAGTTGGACGCTTGGGAGCGCATGATGAAGTTGCTTCGTTCTATCCTGGTTGGGCTCGCGCTTGCGGTCTCGTTTTGCGGGCCGGCCAAGGCACAGTGCGGAACTTCGGCGCCACCGAACAAGTTCTGCGGCAATGACAGCGGTTCTTCCGCGCTCGCGACTTGGAAGTCGATCCCTCCTGGCGCGCTGTCGCCGATCGGGGGCGGCACGATTCTCGGCAACCGCACCACGGCCTCGGCGGCGCCGACGGCTCTCACCAATCCCGTGCTCGGTATCCCGGGCACGTCGACCGGCCAAATCGGGCTGGCCGGCTCTGGCTCGGGGACGTCGACCCTTGTTGCCCAGTCCGCCGCCGGAGGTTCGGTGCTGCAATTGCCGACCGGCTCGGGCACGCTGGCGTCGAGCGCCACCAGCCCGCTGGTGCTGGATTCCGTGCTCGGCACCTTGTCGTGTCCGACGTGCCTTCCCATGGTGACGGCCTACGGCGCGTCCGGGTCGGCCAGCACGACCACCGGCTCGATCACCTCCGGCAGCACCTCCCTGTCGCTGTCGAGCGCGCTCGATTTTGCCAACGGCCAGGGCGTGGTGGTCCTGAATGCGGGACCGGCGACCAGCATCGGCGCCTCGTGTCTCACCGCGCTCGCGTCCATCAACGGGTCCGGCAGCACCAGCTACACCTATCGCGTCGAGGGCCGCGACAACAATGGCGGCGTCACCGCCGCTGGCTGCACGGCGACGCTCGCTACGGGTGTCGCGACGCTCGGCACCTATCAGGCCGGCACCGCCGGCATCACGATGAACCAAGTGTCCTGGACCACCGGGACAAATGCGATGTGCACGCTGGTGTGGCGCAGCAAGAACGGGGGCGCGTTTCAGCTGCTTGGCTGCTTCACCGGCACCAGCATTTACGACACGGGATTGCCCGCCCAGACCATCCTGGGGGCGCCGGCGACCCCGCCCAGCTCGCCGCTCGCCAACTGGTTGGCCACCACCATCGTGTCCGGGGCCCACACCACCACCCTCACACTGGCGGCCCCGGCCTCGACGACGGTGTCGGGCGCGATCGTGCAGCACGATGACACCGCGGCAATTACGGCCGCCTTCGCGGCCAACACGGCGGTCTCTTTTCCTGCCGGGACCTATACCGTTCGAGGCCTGCAGATTCCCTCGACGGTGCGCGCGGTCGTCGGCGCCGGCGGCGGCCAGTCGCAGATCATCGCGATCGCCCAGACCACCGATGGCTTGGCGTCGGGGGTGTCGGCCTCGATGGCGAATGGAACGTTTCGGATGACCGGCATGGTCATCACGGCCCAGCCTGGAATGTCTTTTAACGGCTTCACGTTGAACCAGGGCGTGGGCTCCTATATCGGCGAGAACACCTTCAGCGGCGCCAAGGCGCTGGTGAATTTGTCGTCCTACCAGACGGTGATGGCCAACAATCACGTCAGCAGCTGGTGGAATATCGGCATCTACGACGTCAGCACCTACTCGCTGATCACTGGCAACACGATCGGAAACATCGCGGGTCAGGTCGGCGCCGTGGCGATCACGGCGACGCCGGTGGGTAGCAACTACCAGTACAGCAGCGCCATCTGGACCGACTACAATGCGGTAGGCGCCTTGGTGATCGGCAACACGATCGACCAGCAGGGCGGCTCGTTCGGGATCGGCGCCCAGAGCATCGGCGCATCGACGATTGGCAACGACATCAAGTATACCGGCCGAGAGTGCATTGCGTCCGGTGTTCACTCGAACACCAAGACGTCGGCCAATCGCTGCTTCTGGAACGTCAACGGCAACGGAGCTACGTCTGGATACGACTTCGGCATCTCCGTCACCGATGATGGCGTCAATCCGGTCGTCAACACCTCCGTCTCCGACAACCACCTCATCAACCCCGGGTTTTCCGGAGTTGGCATCTACGGCAACGGCGGCGCCAATTCCTACACCAACACCAGCGTGTTCGGGAACGTGATCTCGGGCGCCAATCAGGTCGCTGGCGGGCCGCCCTGTGGGATCGAGATCTCGGGCAGCAACGTGTCCGGCGTGATCGTAGCGTCCAACACGCTGCAGTCGGTGACCGCCAACACCACCTACAATGTCTGCGAGCACAACGAGGGCCAAGGCACGCCCGACAATAACGTGTTCCGCCTGCCGATGGGGCCTGCGGGCTCAAGCGGCATGGTGGGGTTGATCGGGGCCAACAGCCGCTATCAGGTGTTCCCGAGCGTCTCCGGGACCGTGGCGACCGAAGAGGGGGTGGAGACCCTTAGCAACAAGACCTTGGCAACCCCGGTCTTTACCTACGGCACCGGCGCCAGCAGCACGATCAACGCGATCTCCACCAACACCGGCTTTTCCAACAACCTGATCTCTCAGAACAACGGAACGGCCAGCAACAGCGGCACGATTGCCACCACGGCGGCGACGCTTACCGCGATTGCCAACGGCTATCTTCAGATGGTTGTGCAGGGCGGCGCCACGCCATCCGCGCAGCTTGCCAGCGGCGCCGGGCTGACCGGCGGTCTCACCATCTCGGCGGGCGCCGGCACGCTGACGCTGACCAACCCGGCGCTGGGAACGCCGGTCTCCGGCGTTGCCACCAACCTGACCGGCACGGCTGCCGGTCTGACGGCGGGCAACGCCACCCTCGCTGCCAGCGCCACCAAGCTCGCCACCGCCCGGGCGATCGGCATCGGTGGCTCGACCGGCCTCACCGCAACGGGTGTAAACTTCGACGGCACCGCCGCGATTACGCCGACGCTCACCGGCACCCTGGCGGTCGCCAACGGCGGCACCGGCAACACCGGCGGCGCCTTCTCGACCTACTCGCCGACGGTAAGTTGTGGCCAGTCCACCGGCACCGCCGTCTGCACGGGACAGGGCCGCTACCAGCAGATTGGCAAGCTGATCAATCTGACGGTGACGATCACCATCTCCGGCACCTTCACCGGCGGCGTCATCAACAATGTCGCCCTTCCGGTGCAGGCAACGGGAGGATCTGGAGGCACATTTATATTTACCGGCCGCGAAACCGCCGTCTCGGGGGCGCCGTGGTGGGGTTCGATGGCGGCAAATGCCACGACCATGGGAATCACGAACGTATCGAACACCAATTCGATCACCACGGGCTGGTCGATCACTTTGACCGGATGGTATGAGGCGCAATAATGCCGGGGCTGACCTACTCCAGTTTCGTGACGTCGCTGGCCAACTTGCTGCCGGTCGACACGGCTGACCCCGGCTTCATCACGGTGCTGCCGAATATCATCGACGACGCCGAGCAGCGGATCTACCGCGAGCTGGATCTGCTCTCGACCGTCGTCACTGCTACCGGCGTTCTCACCGCTGGCAGCCGCAAGTTCTCGCTGCCGACCATCAGCGGCACCTTCGTTGTGGTTGAAGAGATGAACGCGATTGTGCCGGCTGGGGTCACCAACCCGGAGCTGGGTTCGCGGGTGCCGTTGCTGCCGGTCTCCAGGGAATATCTCGACGTTGTTTATCCGAGCGCGGCCGGCGAAGGCGTCCCGGCGCTGTTCGCGCCGATCACCCAGCAGGACTGGATTCTGGGGCCGTGGCCCGACGGAAACTATACCGTCGAGGTGGTCGGCACCATTCGGCCCGCCGCACTCTCGGCTTCCAACCCGACGACGTTCCTCAGCCAGTATCTGCCCGACGTGTTTCTGGCCGCGGCGATGGTTTTCTCGGCTGCATACCAGCAAAACTTCTCGGCCACGGGCGACAACCCGCAGTCTTCGATAAGCTGGGAGACGCATTTGGCAAAATTGCTCGAATCGGCGCGGGTCGAGGAGATCCGTAAAAAGTTCGGAGCGCAGGGTTGGTCGTCGAAGTCGCCAGATCCGGTGGCAACGCCGCCGCGGACGTAGGGGGCTATTGGTGGCGGCATCTGAGATCAAGCAAGGGGGAGTGAAGTGGTCAATCCGCGCACGGTAAACACGGGAATCATCGTGCCTCTGACGGGTGCGGATGTGGACCTCTGGGGCGAGGACGACGTCAACCCCAATATGGTGGCGATCGACGGCCTTTTCGGTGGCGTGCAGTCCATCCCCGTCAGCTCCGGCATCGTGACGCTGACGTCGCCATCGGGCTTTACGGCAACGCCGGGGCCGGGCCCTACCCAAGCGCAGAACGCGGTGATTCGATTTACCGGCGCTCTCGTTGGCAATGTCCTTGTGATTCTGCCCCTGCCGGGGCGCTACGTCATGGAGAACCTCACCACCGGCGCCGCGCAGATTCAGGTGCAGGGGGCCACCGCCCAGGTCGAAGCGGTGTCGCTGCCGCCAGGAGAGCCCGTCACCGTCTACAATGATGGATCCGTTGTCCGCTTTGTCGGGATGGGAAGACCGGGCGCGCTGGAGTTTTGGGCTGGCCTCAACGCGATCCCGGGCTGGGTGATATTCAATACGATCAAGCCGTACCTGCTCTGTGACGGCACGGTCTACAATGTGTCGGATTATCCCTATTTGTTCAATCGCCTCGGCGGGAGCTTCGGCGGCAACGGCGTTAGCACATTTGCCGTCCCGGACCTGCGCGGCCGCTATCCGCTCGCTTATGATGGCACAGGCTCGCGCGTCACCGTGGGCGGCTGCGGCATCAACGGCCAAGCCATCGGCGCCGCGCTGGATGCGCAAAGCATCACATTGACGGCAGCGCAGATGCCGTCGCATTTTCACGGCGCTGGCATTTATGATCCGACCCACGCTCACAGCGTCGCCAACCTTGCCGGCAGCACCGGCAACACCGGCGGCGGCGGCGCGTTCGGCAACACCCCCGTTGCGGGCGCCACCGCCGCAGCAGCCACCGGCGTTCGTGTCAACTCCTCCAACGGGCTCGACACCACCTACAGCTCCGGGGGCAGTGGATCCCATAACAATATGCCGAACACCCTGGTGACCGGAATCTGGGTCGTGAAGACCTGATCGGGTAGATTGGCGCCTCGGCGCATATTGAGAGGGACCAAGCTATGGCATTCGGCGGCGTCAAGCTCGTGCCCGGGGTAAACGTCGAGCGCACGCCGACCTTGAATGAGGCCGGCGTCGTGGCGAGCCAATTGATCCGCTATCGCGACAGCCTGATCCAGAAATATGGCGGCTGGCAAAACTTCTATCCGTTCGCGATCGGCGGGGTGCCGCGCGACCTGCATGCGTGGCAGGACCTCAACACCGTGAGCCGGCTCGCGATCGGCACCACCGCGCAGCTCGCTGTGGTGACCGGGTCCACCCTGAAGGCACTGACGCCGCAGACCAAGGTCAGCGATTTTGCGCCGAACTTCTCGACCACGGTCGGCTCGGCCAGCGTTCTGGTCACCGATGGCAACATCAACACGGTGACGACTTACGATTCGGTGTTCTTCAACACCCCGGTCGAGGTCGGCGGCATCGTGTTGTCCGGGCTCTATCCGATCGACACCGTCACCGGCGTTCACAGCTATCGGATTACGGCTGCCACCAAGGCTACGGCGCTGGTTAACAACGGCGGCGCTGTTCCAGTTTTCACCACCGGGATCAACAGCTCCAACGTCTCGGTAGGCTTCCCGGGCCACGGTCTAGGTGCTGCGCCCCAGAACACAATCGTGTTTCCCATCCCGACCAATGCCAACGGGATCACCATCCAAGGCCTCTACACCGCGACCTCGATCACCGACGCCAATAATTTCATCATCCCGGCTAACGCGCAGGCCACTGCCGCCGGAGCGGTTCCGATGAACGGCGGCAACGCCGAGATAGTCTATTACATTACCCTGGGGCCGCCACCCGGCGGCGTCGGCTATGGTCTTGGTGGCTATGGTCTCGGCGGCTACGGCCTGGGGACGGCGCAGGCGGGGCAGCAAGGCACCCCGATCACCGCCTCGGATTGGACCATGGATAATTGGGGCCAATTGCTGCTGGCGTGTCCGAAGGGCGGCGGGATCTATTACTGGGACCCGACTGGCGGTTTCCAGAACGTCAGCCTGATCTCCTCGGGCCCTATCTTCAATGCCGGCATATTCGTCTCGACGTCCGCGCAGATCCTAATTGCCTATGGTTCGACCGCGACCGAGCAGATCGGCGTGCTGCAGGATCCGATGCTGGTGCAGTGGAGCGATTCGGGAAACTTCTTCGATTGGACCCCGAGCGACACCAATCTGGCGCGCAATTTCCGCATTCCGATCGGGTCACGCATCGTGGCCGGCATGGCGGTGTCGAATCAGAACCTGATCTGGACCGATCTCGACCTCTGGATCATGAACTTCATCGGCTTCCCGAACGTCTACGGCTTCAACAAGATCGGTGCGGGGGCCGGCGCGGCATCTTCGCACGCGGTGCAGTCACTGCGCGGCGGCGTGCACTGGATGGGCGCCTCAAACTTCTATCGTTACGCCGGCGCCGGCGTGGAGGTGGTGCCGTGCCCGGTGTGGGACTTCGTGTTCCAGAACATCGACATGACGAAAATCAACAACGTGCGCGCGATGCCGAACACGCCGTTCAATGAGGTCGGCTACCTGTTCACGACGACAGCAAGCTCGAACGGCGAGAACGACGCTTACGTCAAATACAACATCAGCGAGCCCGGGCAGCCATGGGATTATGGCTACCTGCCGCGCTCGGCCTGGATCGATCAGAACGTGTTCGGGCCGCCGATCGCCGCCAACCCGGCCGGTGTGATCTACCAGCACGAGACCACCAATGATGCTGCGGGGCAGCCGCTCTCGTGGTCCTACACCACCGGCTATTTCCGGCTCGGCGAAGGCGAGGACTATGTCTTCGTCGATCAGTGGAGGCCTGATTTTATCTGGGGCGAGTACGGCGATCCGGCCACGGCGCAGATCAGGATGACATTCGATGTGGTCGACTATCCTGGCGACACGCCGCGCACTTACGGTCCATACACCGTGACCAAGGCGACGCAGTTCATCACCACGCGGTTTCGCGGCGGCCTCGTCGCGATCACCGTCTCCGGCGACGACCTTGGGAGTTTCTCGCGGTTGGGGTATGTCAGGTATCGCTATTCAGCAACTGGGAGACGGTGATGCCCGCGGATCTCGACACGCTCAATTCGACCCAGGCCCAGGGGGTGCAGTATTTGGGCCTGCTCTATCAGGCCCTGAAGAACGCCTTCGGCTTCATCGGCGGCACCAGCGCTACGGCGACCGGCGGGGCGGCGACGCTGCCCGCCAATCCTATTGGGTTCGTGACGCTGACGTTGCCAAACGGCACGAGCGTGAAAGTTCCTTACTATTCGTAAGCTAGGGGCTTACCAATGCCGCTCAAGAAGTCATCGTCCCGGGCGGCCTTCGTCAGCAACCTGAGGACGGAATTAAAGGCCGGTAAGGCGAAGGATCAGGCCCTCGCCATCGCCTATGCGGTGAAGCGGCGCAGCCGCGCCGAGGGCGGCGAGGTCTCGTTCGACGACCGCTTCACCGGCGAGCCCTACCGCGAGACCGCCGACGACATCGCCGCGCGCGCCCGCAACCTCGTGCGCAGCCAGCCGCAAAGGATGGAGCGCGTCGTCCCTGACGTCACGCAGGAGCTGGGAGGCCCGCTGATCGGCGATGGCGGCCAGTTCTCGCCCGGCACCGCCTGGGGCAACAAAGCCGCTGACATCGGCTCCAGGCTCGTCAAGGGCATGGGCGAGGGCATCGTGCACGACCTCTCGGTGCCCGGCGCCGGGATGAAGCCGAACCCGTACCCGGAAGGCTCGGAGGAGTGGCACTGGTACAACGACCAGCTGCAGCAGGCGGCGACGCAGTGGGGCCCCTCGATGGCGCTCAACACGGTCGGCACCGGCCTGCCGTTCGCGCAGCCGGGGGCTGCTGGAATTTTTGGTGGACGCCTCGCCCAGACTGCCGATCACGCCGCGCTGGCGCGTGCCGAGAAGATGCACGCCGAAGGCGCGGCGCCCCAGCAGATCCATGCTGAAACCGGGTGGTTCCAGGGCGCCGACGGTAAGTGGCGATTCGAGATCAATGACAAGAACGCCGACTTCCCGGCGGGTTATCCAACCGACCGCAATATCGCGGCGTCGGTTGGTGCCTTCGAGCACCCGGAGCTGTACAAGGCCTATCCGGATCTGGCGAAAAGCGACCTGAACGTGCTGCCGCTCGAAGGTTTCAATGGTTCCTATCGCGCGCCATCCCCGGCGACGCCCGGCGACCTGATCCCGCCGCCGCGGGAGGCTATCAATCTGAACCAGACCCCGGATCGGCTGCAGGCGCGATCGACCATGCTGCACGAGTTGCAGCATGCCGTGCAGCAGCGCGAGGGCTTCTCGCCAGGATCCAATCCGGATGCTTGGCGATACGTCGCGCAGCCGGTCGAGGACGCGCGAAAGCTGATTGAGCTGGGATCGCCTTATGAATTTACCAAGGCGGTGGGGCGCCAGCCGCACCCGGCCGCGCGTGAACTTGTCGCCCGCTTGACTCCGGAGGAGTTGGCAAAGGTCGAAACCGACCCATATGAGCTGTATCGCCGGGTTGCCGGCGAGGTCGAGGCGCGCAATGTTCAAAATCGCCGCGATCTATCTGGCGCGTTTCGCAGACTGAAATATCCCCGCGCCGGGGAAGATATTCCCGCTGAAAAGCAGTTGATTGGAGCCTCCCATGACCCAGCCGCCCCGACCGCAGACGCCGCCCCCGCTCAACCAGGAGCAGCCGCCGACCCCGCAGCAGTGGGATCCGGAGGAGGAGGGCCGGGAGGAAATGCGAGCCTATCAGAAGCACAGGCAGCGGCAGCGCGGTGGGCCGGTGAGCGAAAGCCGCTAGAGGGCCTTCCGGGCCCGCTCAAGATTGGCGATGAGCATTTCGTCCCGGGCCCGATCGGGAAGATCCACGACGTCGCCGAAGACTACATGCGGACGCATCACCCCGATCGTCCCTACACGCCACCGACGCGCTATCATCCACTGGATCCAGAGCACTCCAAGGCCATCGCACAGGCCTATGAGGAGATGCAGCACACCCCGAACGACCCGGCCACGCGGGCGTCCTATGACGCTCTGATCAAGGAGACAGCGGACCAGTATCAGGCGATCAAGAAGACCGGACTCAAGATCGAGCCCATCCTCCCGGGGATGGAAGATCCGTATGCCGCGAACCCACGGCTGGCGGCGAAGGACGTCGCGGAAAACAATCATCTGTGGTTCTTCCCGACCGAGAGCGGATTCGGCACGGTTAACAAGATCTCCGACAACCCCATGTTGCGCAACACCGGCGAGAAGATCGGCGATCATCCGCTGCTCGCCAATGATATGTTTCGGATAGTTCATGATTACTTCGGCCACCTGAAGGAGGGCCACGGCTTCCGCGCCGCCGGCGAGGACAATGCGTGGCGCACCCACT